CGTAAAGAAGCGCAACGTGAACGTGAGGCGCGTGAGGCACTGGAGGCTCGGCTAAAGGCTTTAGAGACGAAATCAGCACCACCCAGTGTGGAAGCCGAGGAAGACTCAGAGCCAAAGCCAGAGCAGTTCAGTGATGCCTTTGAGTATGCAAGGGCGTTGGCAGAGTTCTCCGCTGAAAAAGCATTGAAGGATAGGGATAGGGCAGATGCCGAACGTAGGGCAGCCGAACAGCGTAGCCAATTTGAAAAAGGCTGGGCTGAACGTGTTGCAGCAGCGAAATCGGAAATGCCGGATTTCGATGACATGGTCAATTCCTCGGATGTGATGGTCTCCGACCCCGTTCGTGATGCGATCATGGAAAGTGAAGTAGGACCAAAGATCCTATATCACCTCGCCGAAAATCCCGATCTAGGCAAGAAACTTGGACAAATGTCCGTGATTGCCGCATTGCGCCATATTGGGAAGCTGGAGGTACAGTTTGAAAAGACTGAAACTCGAAAACCTGTGGTTGCTAAATCAAAAGCACCGGCGCCAATCTCTCCGATCAAGGTAGGGGCTGCGGCCGCTGATGTACCAGTAGACTCCGATGGGAAGTTCTACGGGTCATATCAAGCGTACCGTGCCGCTCGAATGGCAGGAAAGATCCGCTGATCTCATTTTCATAACTTTAGGTAACCATCATGGCTAATAATTTACTGACTATTAGCAAGATCACCAACGAAGCGTTGATGGTCTTGGAAAACGAACTTACTTTTACGAACCAAGTTGAGCGCAACTACGATGACCAATTCGCGGTCACCGGCGCAAAAATTGGTAACACTTTGAACGTGCGCCGTCCAGGTCGATTCATCGGTACTTCAGGTCCAGCATTGAACGTAGAAGACTTCAATGAAACCTCAGTGCCTGTGACGCTCTCGACTCAGTTCCACGTTGACACGCAATTCACGACACAAGATCTGGCCTTGTCTTTGGACATGTTCAGTGACCGTGTACTGAAGCCAGCAATTGCCGCTATTGCCAACAAGATCGACTTTGACGGTCTGACAATGGCTAAATTGAACACTGCCAACATCGTTGGTACGCCTGGCACTGCTCCAACTTCCCTGCTCACCTACTTGAATGCTCAAGCCTATCTTGATTCTGAAGGCGCACCACGCGATGGCCGCCGCAGCGTTGTGATTGAGCCATTCACTGGTGCTGCCATCGTTGACAGCTTGAAGGGCTTATTTATGCCTCAGAGCCAAATCAGCGAACAGTATCGCAAGGGCATGATGGGCCGTGACTCCGCTGGTCTGAACTGGTACATGGATCAAAACGTGGCCAATCAAACTTTCGGTACTTACACCAACTCCGGCACAACTAACACCACTTCTATTGGTATTAGCACTGGCTGGGCATCTAGCAGCACGATTACTGTAGCTGGTACGTTTACCCCTAACGTGGGTGATACGTTCACTATTGCTAACGTGTATGGCGTCAACCCACAAAGCCGTCAGTCATATGGCAAACTGCGCAATTTCGTTGTTACCGCAATCAACGGCACCAGCGTAACTGTCAGCCCAGCCATCATTACTGCTGGCCAATTCCAGAACGTAGTGATTACGTCTACAAGTGCAACAGCCGCTCTGACTCCGCTTGACTCTACCGGCAAATCAAGCCCACAAAACATTCTGTTCCACAAGAATGCTTTCACGCTTGCTACTGCCGATCTTGAGTTGCCAGATGGCGTACACTTTGCTGGTCGTGCATCTGATAAAGAACTGGGTCTCTCGATCCGTGTTGTTCGTCAGTACACAATCAACAACGACAGCATCCCGACTCGTCTGGATGTGTTGTACGGTTGGGCGCCTCTGTACCCAGAACTGTCATGCCGCGTAGCATCTTAATATAGGAGATCATTAACATGGCAAATCCAGGTCCAGCTTCGGCTACTACTAATCACCCCCAGTCGCTTTCGTCCAATCAGGCTATTCGTCTGTTGGCGAGTGCACAGGGCGTCAGCGTAAACTCACAGGGCGATACCGCCGTAATGCCTGTATTAAATACAGGTCGTTACTCAGTATCTAACGTAATCGTCACCAATTCACAGGTGAACGGTGCCAGCGGCAGCTTAACCTCTGCTCTTGCTGGTTTGTTTACTGCACCGTCTGCTGGCGGTACAGGAGTCGTTGCCAACGCAGCACTCAGTGCTTGTACGGCATCGTCTGTTGTATCTCAGCGTACTGTCGCATCTACTGCTGCACTTACAGGCCCAAATCTGTATTTCAACGTAGGTACGGCACAAGGTGCAACCACATCTGCAACTGTTGATGTGTTTGTGTACGGCTACGATCTGACGTTCCTTCCGTAAGATCGTAAAGGCAGGGGTGGTATAATCCCCACATACCACCCCGATCCTTTGAGGCAATCATGGCTCAATCTGGCTTCACGCCGATCCAGCTTTATTACAGCACTACTAGTGGGAATACGCCCTCTGCGGGCAATCTTATCAATGGCGAACTGGCCATCAATTTACCCGATGGCAGACTTTTCTATGACTATGCCGGAGTCAAAGTACTAGGATGGTCAGCGCCTGTCACTCAGACAGGTAACTTCACTATTACCCCAGACCAAGACTGGTTTATCGTCAATGCTACAGCAGCGTGTACAGTCACGCTTCCTAGCGCCGCATCATTTGTAGGCCGACAATTACGATTTGTGACTTATGCCGCTTTTACTCTTGATTCAACATCGTCAAACGTAGTTTCTATCACCGGCACTGTGGGAACTTCTATCCTTACGGCCGTGGCTGGTAAGTGGGCTACACTGGTGTCTGATGGCACAAATTGGGTTATTATGCAGGCGAATTAGAGGATTATCTGAATGGCAAACGTCAAAATCTCCGGCCTTCCTGCTGCCTCCACGCCGCTAACCGGCACGGAACTTGTTCCTATTGTTCAGAGTGGCGTGACGTCACAGACGACTGTCGGTGATTTTGGCGCTGCTGTTTACTTTACGCCATCAGGCACTGGAGCTGTAGAAACCACCGTACAAGCCAAATTGCGTGAGACCGTATCTGTTAAAGATTTCGGTGCAGATTCCACAGGAGCGACTGACAGCAGTACCGCCATCAATTTGGCCGTTGATTATCTTGATGGCATAGGTGGCGGCACATTATTTTTTCCTGCCGGAACGTACAAATTACAAGCCGCATCAATTAAATTACGCTCTAACATTAAATATATAGGTGCTGGTATTGGAAATACTATTATTTCTTTATCCACAGATGGCACTTATTATCCAAGTGGATTTACTAATTATCCAGCAAGCACAATATCTAATCATGTAATAATTTCCGATTTAACTATTAACGGCAATTACAATACCGTTATTGATAATGGTAACGACAATTACCAACATGGTATTTATGCAAACTTCTGCTCGGACAGTATTTTTGAAAGAATTGAATTTAAGAACATTTGGTATGTGGGCGTAGAAATATATAACAACAATAACAGAATTACTGTTAATGAATGTATTTTCAGTAACGTAGGAGATAAGCATACCATTGTTGCTCCAACAGCTTGGTATTACTGTATTGGAGTTGATTTTTCTAATAATACTGTAGCCATTACAAACAATAAAATTACTAACTGTGGTGGCGCTATAAATATGTTTGCCGATGGCGGCGAATGTAACAATATCACTATTATAGGCAATCAATTTAAGAACATTTCTGGCGTGTGCATTTACGGAAGGAATGGCGTTAAAAATTTAGTTGTATCTAATAATGTATTAGATACGGCTGGGTCAAGTTTCTTTAATATTTATGACGATACAGGCATACCTCACAACGGAGGTTATACATATAACATTACTGTTTCAGACAATATTGCTAGAACAATAAATACCAATGGCACAAGCGGCGTGTTTGCTATTGCGGTATCAGCACTTTCTGGTGTTGTTATTACTAATAACACAATTACTAATGTCAACAATTTGACTGGGTCAACTGGCGGCATTTTAGCGAATACTATTTCTGGACAAACCACCTCTGGGGCTTTAATTTCTGGTAATTCATTAGAAGGAAAATTTAATAGTTATTCTGCGATTAGAATAAATTCATCTGTTATTGATTCCCTTGTTTCGGGTAATTACATAAATGGTGACACTGTTGCAACAGGAATAGCCGTTATTTCAGGAGCATTAAGAACAAAAGTAGTTGGAAATCAATATAAAGATTGCGCTACTAATGTCAGCAATGCAGAGTCTACTGCTGTTATTGAAGATGGAGTTATCACATATACGCCGACTTGGACATCATCATCAAGTCCCCAACCTGCTATTGGAAACGGCAGCATTACTGGTCGTTACACAAGAAACGGAAATACGGTAACTGTAAATGTAATGTTTAATGTTGGATCAACAACTACATTTGGAACGAATGTTTGGTTTTTTAGTCTTCCCATAACTCCTTTGGCTGGGCGATATTTTATTGGGTCGGCTTATATATTAGGAACTTCAAATGAATATAGTTTAATAGCAAGAATTGATGACACAGTGGGCATCAAGCTATATACATGTGCAGTTCCTGCTGCTGCGGTTGGATCAGCTACTCCTGCGGTATTAGCGTCAGGAAATAAAGTAGCTATGACCATTACTTATGAAGTTTAATATGCCTACTATTCCTTACGACAAAGCCCTCCATTTCGTTTATGGATCGCTTATCTTTGCCGCTTGCTATCATCTGCTAGGCGTTGGCAACTCGCTATTGGCTGTATGTTTGGTCGCTTCTGGCAAAGAGATTTACGACTT